GGTGTACACCCCCGAGGCCAACGAGTGCGCGGAGGCCTTCGTGAAGGAGTGCATGACGCGAACGCTGACCAGCCATGATCGAAAGCTGTTCATGGATCTGAACCCCAAGCCACCGCAGCACTGGTTCTACGTCGACTTCCTGAACTTCTACGACAAGCAGGCGGCCGCCGGACTGTTGGAGGGCTACAACTACGAGCACTTCACGGTGCTGGACAACCTGTCCATATCCAAGAAACAGCTGCGCACGCAGCTGATGACATACGACAAGAAATCGTTCTGGTACGCTTCGGACATCCTCGGCCTGAGAACGGCGCCGAACGGCATCATCTACGATTGCTGGACGACAGACAACCTTTTCGACCCTGACGGGATGCAGCAGAATTGGCGCGATCTGTGCCAGCGTATCATCGCCATCGACTACGGCACGACCAACCCCATGGCCATGCTGGATATGTTCGACGATGGCACGACCTACTGGATCGACCGGGAGTATTACTACGACAGCCGACGCGAGCGTGTTCAGAAGACAGACCGGCAGTACGCTGACGACTTCGAGGCGTTCGTCGATCATGACACCAGCGTCATGGTGGTGCTCGACCCCTCGGCTGCATCATTCGCCACAGAGCTGCGCAATCGCGGGTACTCCGTGCGCGAGGCCAACAACGATGTGAGGAACGGCATCCGCGTGGTGTCCAACCTCATGCAGCGCCGATACATCAGAGTACGCATTGAAGCCTGTCCCAACCTGGTCCGTGAGATCAGCGGCTATGTGTGGGACGAAAAGGCGATACTCCGAGGCGAGGAAGCCCCGGTCAAGGAAGACGATCACGCGGTTGACGCCCTCCGCTACGGCATCTTTACGACGGCCAGCAGATGGCGTTTGGCCATGTAGGAGGATTCACATGTGGATAACAACTATCTGGGAGAAGGTGAAGTCAACATTGTTTGGCAGAAGCGCATTTGAGAAGTCGAAGATCGGCTCCACGTTCATCACCGATGACATGGCAAAGGCAATCAATGAATGGGCGCTCCTGTACGCCAACAAGGCGCCTTGGTTGTCCAAGAACCCGGAGAGCATGGGCCTCCCTTCCTCCATCGCACGTGAGCTTGCTACACTGGTCACGCTGGAGATGCAGGCCAACATCACCGACCCGACGGCAAGACCCGACGAGGAAGGCGTTGTGCACGAGCAGGAAGGAACCCGCGCAGCTTTCATCACCACCATTTTCAAGGGCATCATGGAACAGATTCAGGTGCAGACGGAGTACGCCTGCGCCCTCGGCGGTCTGGTGTTCAAGCCGTATGTGGCCGGCAACACCGTGGCCATCGATTACGTTCAGGCCGACGATTTCTACCCCGTGACCTTCAATTCACGCGGTGAGATCAGGAGCGCCATCTTCCTGGAGCGCAAGCGCACAGGAGACGAGTTCTTCACCAGGGTCGAGCGCCATGACATCATCCCGAAGAAGGACGACACCCCCGGCGATTACATCATCACCAACCGAGCCTTCCGCAGCCATGCGGACAGCGATATCGGAACGGAAGTCGGGCTCGAAACAATTCCCGAATGGGCCGACATCCAACGGGAGGTTCACATCGCCAATGTGGATTTCCCGCTCTTTGCCTATTTCAAGATTCCGCAGGGCAACGTTGTGGACAAGCACTCCCAGCTCGGGGTGAGTGTCTTTGCCAGAGCGTACAGCGCGAATCTGATCAAGGCAGCTGACGAGCAGTGGCAGCGCTTCCTCTGGGAGTATGAGGGCGGCGAGATGGCCATTGACGCCTCCATGGATGTGTTCAAGCCGAAGCGCATCATCGGACGCGACGGTAAGCCCGACACCATTCCCGTGCTTCCCAAGGGCAAGGAGCGCCTGTTCCGCATGAACGGCATCACCGCCGGCACCGGTGACCTGATGAAGACGTTCGCTCCGGAGCTGCGCGATTCCAACTATGCGGAGGGTATCAACAACATCCTGATGCGCATCGAGGACATGTCCGGCCTCGCCCGCGGCACCTTCTCCGACGTGAACGAGACGGTGCGTACAGCGACAGAGCTCAAGGTTTCCCGCCAGCGGTCTTATGCGACTGTGACCGCGATCCAGCGGAGCCTTGAACGCGCTCTGAACAACCTGGCCAAGGCCATCAACGCCTTTGCCACGCTGTACAATCTGGCTCCTGAGGGCGAGTACAGCATCGCCTATGTGTGGGATGATTCCATCGTCGTGGATGCTGACGCCGAGCGCGAGAAGGATCGCGCCGATGTCCGGGACGGCCTGATGCTGCCCTGGGAGTACCGCGTCAAGTGGTACGGCGAAACCAAGGAGCAGGCACAGAAGGTCCTCGGCGAAGCGGAAGGCCCGACCGACGACGAGATCATGGATTTCCAGAAGCGCTTGCAGGAGCCGGAGATCGACGAGTAGCCGGGGGTGATGCACCATGCTGAGGCCATCATATCTGGCCAACTGTGCCAACAATCTTGAAAGCATGTATGGCCAGCTCGAAGCAGACATCACCGCCGACATCGCCCGGCGCGTTGCCAGGCACGGCAAGTACACCTACACCTCCCAATGGCAATCCATGAAGCTGCGGGAAGCAGAGGCCGCCTATCAGATGTACCTCAAGTACGTGAAGAACGCTTCACGGTATGCGCGGGAAGAAGTGCGGACGGCGCTGATCGACGGCAGCAGGACAGCACTCCACACCGACGACAGGATTCTCCGGGCGGCCGGGCTGCATCCTGAGAACATCGCAGGGTCGCAGGCGCTCATGGACATCATCATGGCCGGAGCGCAGAAGACGAACGGCGTCCTGTCCAACATGACCATGACCACGGCAAGGGATGCGACTTGGACCCTGCAGCAGGCCCTTGACCGGGTATATGTGCAGGTGGAATCCGGCGCGTTCGACTTCGACACAGCTGCGAGGACTGTCATCAAGGAGCTTGGCCAGAAGGGCTACACCCATTTCAAATACGACAGCGGAGCCAAGATTTCACTGGAGGCAGGGTCCCGCCGCGCATTGATTACCGGGCTCAACCAGACCGTAGGTACGCTGCAGCTCTCCCGCGCCAACGATCTTGAAACGGATCTGGTAGAGGTCAGCTCCCACGCGGGCGCACGCCCGACCCATGCTGAATGGCAGGGGCAAATCTATTCCTTGTCCGGGAAGCATCCCCACTATGACAACTTCTACGACGCGACGGAATATGGCTTCGGCGATGGCCTCTGCGGCTGGAACTGCTACCACAGCTTCTATCCCTACGTCGAGGGTGTCTCAACGCCGAGCTTCGACCGCGATCCTGCGCGCGAGCTCGGAATGAGCAACGACGAGCTGTACGAGATGACGCAGGGCCAGCGCTACCTTGAACGCCAGGTGCGGGCATCGCGTCGAGAGTGTCAGACCCTGGACGCAGCAATGTCAGAGGCAGACGCTGCGCTGGCCGATCAGCTGCGCGAGGAATTCTCCAAGGCTGCTGTCAGGCTCAAGAAGCGTGAGGCGAAGCTGGCCACCTACTGCAAGCAGAATGGGCTTCCGTATGATGCGTCCAGAGTGACCACATTCAACTTCGGACGCAGCACATCCGCGAAGGCGGTCTGGGCGAATCGGAAGGCGGCAGAGTTGACAGTCTCACCGAAACCAGCTACAATGAAACCTGTAAGAGCGATGGCCGGCGGCCTGCGTGCCCCGATCACTGAACTCACGATGGCGCAGCGCCAGTTTGTCAGGAATGAGATTGCAGCCATCGGCGGCGACATGAGCCATTTCAGCTTCGCAGGATGGAAAGCTGGAACGCGATATGTCGACAAGGACGATATGGTTTATGTGTCTGGCAACGTCTTCCCAGACGCAACATCGACGAAAGCTCGCGACAGAATGAGCGTGAGGGCGACACTGGCACATGAATACTATGGTCATAGATCGTTCCGCGGAACAAAAGCAAAGCCCGGTTCGTGGAATGACGAATTCAGAGCCAGTTACACCGCCGCTTTGAAAGCACCCGGGCTTACCGTTGAAGATCGGCAGCTCCTCATGCGTGATGCTCTGGATCGAGCATCTGAGGCTGGCGTTTCGATCAAGTACAATGACGAGATAAGGAGGATTTTGTATGGCCGTTGAACCCACCAGAAAGCAACGCGAATATATTGAGGAAGCGGAGTATGATTACAAAATCCTCCATAAGCCTATGGCACCTTGTCCGAAGTGCGGGAAACCATTGGTGATTGTTGATCTCGGAAATGGTGCCAGGACCATACACTGTCAGGATGCCAACTGCCTCTCTCATACGATCAGAGGGCTGTAGCACAGCCTGACCTCATAACCGTCATGACTTCGGTCATGGCGGTTTTTTCATGCCCTTTTCAGGTTTCACCGGCTCATGCCGTTGGAATAAATACGGCCGCTGCACGTGACGCAGCAGACGGAAGTGGAAGCAACCCACGTAATCAAAGCGTAGACCGAACAGGAGGTATTTCCCATGAAGCGAGAAGAACTGAGGGCCCTCGGGCTGACCGACGAACAGGTGGACAAGATCATGTCCATGAATGGCGATGACGTGAACGCGCAAAAGGCCATTGTGGCGACACGTGATCAGACCATTACCGCACTGACCCAGGAGCGCGACGGGCTCAAGACCCAGGTCGCCGACAGGGACAAGGACATTGCCGATCTGAAGAAGAGCAACGGCGACAACGCCGATCTCCAGAAGAAGCTCGACGAGCTGCAGCAGAAGTACGACACCGATACCGCAAAGCTGCAGAAGTCTCTCGACGATCAGGCCCGCAGCCATGCCGTCGAGGGGCTTTTTTCTGGTATCGAGTTTACCTCTGCCCTGGCCAAGCGTGCTGCTATCCGTGAATTTGAGGCTGCCGGTCTGGAGTTCAAGGACGGTAAATTCACCGGTGCCGACGGTCAGATCGCAAAGCTGCGTGAACAGTACCCCGATGCCTTCAAGGCCAAAGAGGACCCGAAGCCCAAGCCGAAGGGAAACGACGGCGACGATACTGCCGGCGGCAATTCTCCGAAACCCAAATTCACCAATCCGATGAACGGCGGCGGTGATGGCGGGAATAACCCCTCGAATCCGTTCAACTTCAATTTCGCTGCCAGGCGTGATGCCGGGCATAAGAAGGAGTGAGAAGCATGACCAATTATGCTACCCAGTATGCGCAGGCGCTGAGCCAGCAGTACCCGAACGTTCTGCACTTCGGCGCCCTGTTTGCGCGTAACCAGGAGGGCGACTACAAGTGGACCTCCAACCACACCATCGAGGTGCCGACGGTCACCGTTACCGGCCGCGTCGATGGCTCTCGCAGCAGCTTCATGGATCGTGTTCAGCGCCATTCCAACACCTGGACGCCGCTGACCCTCCGCAATCACCGTGTGTGGAGCGACTTCATCCATCCCCGCGACATCGTGGAGACCAACGAGGTGCTTTCCATCCAGAACATCACCCGCGTGATGAACGAGGAGGAGAAGTTCCCTGAGAAGGACAAGTACCTGATCTCCACCCTGTACAACGACTGGCTGCTGACCGGTCGCGTGCCTCTGACCGGCTCCCTGACCACTGCGAACATCCTGACCTATTTCGATCAGATGATGGAGCAGCAGACCGAGAAGAATGTGCCTGCCATGGGCCGCATTCTCTACATCCCCCCGGATGTTGATACCATCCTGAAGGGCGCTACTGCCTGGTATCGCAACCAGAACATTCAGGGCACCGCCCCGGCGTCGATCCAGCGTGCGCTGACCTCCATTGACAGCGTGAGCATCGAGGTCGTTCCGTCTGACCATCTGCAGACCGTTTACGACTTCACCGTCGGCGCTGTCAAGGGTGCTTCCGCGAAGCGCGTCCTGATGTTCCTGGTACATCCCAGCTGCGTGATCACTCCCGAGAACTACGACTTCGCCCAGCTCGACCCGCCTTCTGCTGGTTCTCAGGGCAAGTACGAGTACTTCGAGGAATCCTTCGAGGACGTCTTCCTGCTGCCGAACAAGCAGTATGGTGCTGACTTCCTGATCGGTGGCCTGACCGCGGACACCGCCACCTTCTCCACTGTTGCCAGCACCGCCACTGGTGCTGTGGCTGGTGATTGCGTGCTGACCGTGACCGCGCCCACCGGCACCGCCATCAAGGCCGGCACCCGCTACTTCTACCAGGCCGCTTCCGGCACCGCTCCGACTGCCCTCGGTTACGGCGAGAATGCCGAAAAGGCCGGCTGGACTGAGTGGGACGGCACCAGCGTCATCAGCGTGACCAACGGCTACAAGATGACCCTGCTGGTCACCGACGCCGATGGCCGTGTCTATGCGTCCGGCAACGGCACCGTCACCTCGAAGACCTGATAGGAGGGCAATATGACCAGAATCAAACGTGGCGGCCGTGAGCTGACCGTTGATGATTCTGTTGTGGCGGGGTATCTCCGTGAGGGATACTCCGTCATTGACGATCATGGCAACGAGATCACACGCGGAACCGCTCAGAACATGAGTCAGGCCCTCCGGGAGTTGAAGCAGGAGCAGGACAGGTGCAAGAGCCTGGCCGTCTCCATTGCTGAGGCTAATGAGCGTATCACCGAGTTGCAGGCTGAAAGAGACGAGGCGTTTCAGGAGAACGCCAAGCTGACGGCGAAGGTCGCGGAGCTTGAAGCGGAACTGGAAGCTGCGAAGGCCGAGGCAAAGCCTGCTGGAAAGAAGAACGCTTCCAAAGCCCCCGAATCGTAAGTAGGGGGTGTTTGAGTGGCCTACATCGACCAGGAATACTACACGAACGTATTCCACGGCGCTGCAGGTGTTCCCGACTTCGAACACCTCGCAGAGATCGCCTCTGACATCATCGACACCATGGTATCGATTCCCGTGTCCACGCTGGACACTGAATCTGCGTGCTATGGCAAGGTGAAAAGGGCGTGTGCCTACATCGTGGAATCGCTCGACGCCTGCGGTGGTGTAGATGCCGTCAATGGTCTGTCATCCTCGTCTGCTGACAGCGAATCTCTCGGCGACTACTCCATCAGCTCTGGCAAGTCCGAGAGCAGCGGGAACGGCGTCTGGTTTGGTGACATCAAAATCCCCATGCTGGCCTACATGCTGCTGCAGCAATGCGGCCTCGTAAGCAGGTGGGTGTATAAAGGCACGGTGATCGATGATGGCCACTAAGCGGATGCTCCCGGATGTTGCAACCGTGTTTGTGCCGCTTGGAGAGAACGACGAAGGGGAACAGAGCTGGGGCGTCTACCTCTTCTCACAGGTGTCTTGCAGGCATTCTGGTGGGAACAAGCGCAGCGCCACCGGCAACAATTCCGAGAACGACAGCATCACCCTGTACATCTTCGATACGGCGTCAAAGGTTTCCGGCGGCAACGGTGGGTCTATCGAGAGCATATGCGAAAGCATCTTCTACGTGACCCGACAGATCGCGCCTATCGTCGACGACGACACGAAGATATTTGTTTGCCCGTATGACGCCAGCAGCGAGACCGCGCCGCCTGCCAGATCCAGAAAGGTCGATTCTGTGACGCGCCTCAAAGCTGGCACCTCTCGTATGTGGCATTGGAAGGTGATCGCAAAATGAAGTTCTCTGTTATAACTCGACCGGCCTACACGGTCAACCGATTCAAACCGAAGTACGCACGTGCACAGCAGTGGCTTGACAACGAAGTGCTCAAAGACTGTGACCCCTATGTCCCGTTCCGCACGGGCAATCTGGTCAGGTCTGGACAGCGCGGGACAAAGCTCGGCTCCGGCATGGTCATCTACAATGCACCGTATGCCGCCCGATGCTACTACGGCAACATGAAGTTCAACCGAATGAAGCACCCGAAGGCCACGCGCGAGTGGTTTGAAAAGGCGAAAGCCGTCAACCGCAAGAAGTGGCTTGACGGTGCTCAGAAACTCGTAAGGGAGTGATCACATGGCTGAGAATAACGGCAGTAGCCTGAATGTTGCCATTGCCAGGGACATGCTGGCACATCTCAACAGCTGGCCGGACAAGCCGGTCAGGTTTACCATCGAGGAGCTACCGAACAAGGTTCCGGCGATCATGCTGCAGCCGCTGCCGAATTCCGGCGTGGTACGCAAGTACATCGACGGCTCCTTCATCGGGCAGTTTACCTTTGCCGTGTACTACCGCGTCGATCAGACGGACACGAAGAAAAAGCTGTCTGCATATGAGACGCTGGAAGCGCTGGCGCGATGGCTGGAAACATCCGAGCTGCCAGTGCTGAACGGCAACCGCAAGGCGACGAAGCTGGAGCAGACGACAACGACTTCGCTCGCCATGATGGATGAGGGCATCGAGGACTATCAGACCATCTTTGCCCTCGAGTACAAACAATCAGTTTAGGAGGGATAATTCATGCCTGATCCGACCCCCGCCGCTTCCGTTCTCGTTCTGAGAAACAAGTTTGCGTCGTTCATGAACACCGGCACCAAGGTGTCCCCGGTCTGGACCCTGATGGGTGAAGGCTTCACTTCTTTGAAGGAAGGCAAGAACCCGAATGAGTACAGCCGGCATTACGTGCACGAGGTCACCGAGCGCACCGACGTCGTCGGCTAT